CACAGACTGGCGTTGGATGCTGGACCGTGACTCCAGCCCGTGGTACAGTACCATGCGCATATTCCGTCAACCCTCAATGGGTGACTGGGCATCAGTTACCAAGAAGATAGAACAATACTTGGGTTGGTTCAAGGTGTAAACACTTGCATTTGCAACATGATCTTGTTTCTAAATGCTTCGCTGTGAAAGTATTGTTTGTTTTTTTCAATTCTGGGCAATAGCTTGTTGTAGTCATTTAAAATAGTTCTGCCGCGAATCCAGGCATCCACAAACTGTGCTATCTTGTTGACTCTGATCAATTGATCTGACTCATTGTCCCAGGTGCGCCAGGGAACCACATCTTCAAACATGTCCAGGCCAATGTCTTGCAAGAATTTGTTCACTCCAACACAGCCCACAATAATAGGTATTTGTCGAGCCACAAAAGCCTTGCAAATTTTTTCACTCACATAAGACACGTCTGTAGAAGTTTCAGTAACAATGTTTACTGCACACTGATCGTATACTTCATGTCCCACACCCACATCGTTACGTTGTGGATCTTGTAATTCTCCACGCAACAGCATGGGGTATTGATAAGCGTAAGACAAAGCATGATCTTCGGGTCCTACAAAACTGTAAGCAATACGGCCGATAATGCCCAGACGATTCAACTCTGCCCACAACTGTGTTCTATGACTGCGCCGCCTGTTGTTGAGGCACATGACTTCTTTGCTTTTTTTTGTGCCTGCATCAAAACACAAAACATCCCACCATTGCGGGTTGCGCAACGAATACATCCATAGCCAGATAGGAAAGAACACATGGCCAGGACGTGGATCATAATAACGCTCAAAGTTGTTGGTAAGGCAGGGACGTATATTTAGAACAACTTGGTTGTCTGGAAAAGGATTGTGTGTGATGTCTAGTATTCTATCAGTGTTGCTGTGTTGATCCAACAATTTTTGAGATTGAGATTGATTTTGTAAATCGTTGTCTGTGACCACTAACGTGTGCGGGGAGAACCATTGAGTAAGATACGTTCGACTGGTATAGTGTTGCTGTGGGTTGAGATATTGAATAATTACCCCCGACTCAATATTTTTTCTTCATAAAATTTCTAATACGTTCTACATCATCCACTGTTTCTGTTGTGGTAGCTGATCCTGTGGAAGGTTGTGGCTCAGCAGGTGCTGCTATAGTGGGAGTGGTACTGGCTGTTGTAGCTGACCCTGTTGACGGTTTAGGTAGTTGCGCCGCAGGCGGAGCTGGTGGCGGGGTAGTCGATGGTATCATGGGCTTGCTTGGAGGCTGCAAAGGCTGTGCTGGTTGTGCTGGTTGTGCTGGTTGTGCCATTGGAGCTGGTTGTGCTATCGGTCCGCGCTGCTGTGGAGTTAGCATCAATGTTGGCTGTATTGGTTGTGCCATCGGCCCGGGCTGTGCTGGTTGTTGTGTTGGTTGTGCTGTTGTTGTAGTAGGTTTAGTAGTGCCACCTATACCAACTGCTGGCTGTGCTGGTTGTTGTGTTGGTCCTGGTTGTTGTGTTGGTTGTGTGGTCTGCTTTGGTTGTGCTGGTTGTTGTGTTGGTCCTGGTTGTTGTGTTGGTTGTGGTGTTTGTCCAGGTGCTGTATTGTTATCAGTTGCGGGATCTTGTGTAGCAGTGTCAGGTTGGTCTGAAACGTCGTCGGTGGTAGTCCCCGGCATTACTGGGGGCTGGGCTTCGTTTATAATGTCAATGTATTTTCTAAAAAATCTTGGATCCATGATCTGCTCCGACTCAGTTATTTAGCGGTACTGTTCAACAGTGGTAGACAACAAAAAAGGGCCTTTCGGCCCTTTTTCGTCCTTCCCATCCCTGGGTTGGTTCTCTGATTAGGAGAATGACAAGTTGGAAACTGCGATCTCGCCAACGTAGTCACCAGCGTTGCCGAAGCTGCTGGCTGTGTTGGTCAATTCGATGTAACCATAACGTGTCATGAATGACACGACTGGTTCGAATGTTGAAGGATCAAGCACAACACCGCTGCTCATCAAAGGAATGTATGGGCAGTAGAATGCTGGTGCATCAGCTTCTGAAGAACCTTTATAACCGACCAACACAGCTTGTGTGTCAGCAGCATAGCTGTCGACGAACACACGCATAGAGCCGTTCAATGTACCAACAAACTTGGTGTTGGTAGGTGCTTCAAATGTACCTTCTGTAGTGCGAGCAAAAGCAGAAGTTGTTGCAGATTGCAACACTGTCAAAGCAGCTGAAGAAACTACAGCGTAGTTACCAGCGCCACGACGAGTGCGTTGAGCAATCAAGTTAGCAACACGGTTGACCAACACAGCCAGTGCGGCGTGTTCGTCACCAACGAATGTTGCTGTACCAGAAACGGTAGCTTGGTTGTATGTGAACTCAGTAGCTGCCAGTGAACGCAAGCTCAAGAGAATCTCTTGGTCGATTTCAGCTGTAATCTCTTGAGCCAATGCTGCCATGATTTCTGCTTCAACGTCAATACCATGCATGGCTTGTGCGTCTTGTGCAGATTCAAATGTCCAGCGAGCTTGCAACTTACGTGTGCGAGCTTCAACGGCTTGTTTCAGGATCTGAACGCTAATTTGCTTACCGCCAGTGCCTTCCATGGTAGCTGTGTTGCCACCAGTGTAGTTAGTAGCTGTGGCTGTGCCAGCAGGTACTGTAGAATATGCCTGAGCAATTTTGAATGGGCTCAATGCTTCTTCACCAGCTGCGACAGAAGTAGCGGCTGCACTGTTGTCTGTCAAGCTGTTGGCATAACGCACACGCAGGGTGTGAATTTGACCAACAGGACCTGTCATGGGCTGAACGCCAACCAACTCGTTAGCAATAACGGTGGGCATAACACGACGGATCACTGGCAGAATAACACGGTTAAGTGTTGCAATGTTGCCAGCAGCAGTTGAACCTGCTGATGCATTCTCTTTCAAGTAGCGACGAGTATTTTCTAAGATTACACCCATGCTGTTGCGCTTGGAACCGCCAAGACCTTCAAGCAATGCTTCTTTGGTCTCGCCCCAGCGACTTTCTAATAGTTCTTGTGACATTTTTAGTCTCCTGTTAATTATAGACCTGCCAGTCGCTTGAGGTCAATCACGTTGCTTTTCGCATCGTTGTATTCCTGCTGACTCGGTACAGTTTTATCGCCCGTTACTGCTGTGACTTGTTCTGAAATTACTTTGCGGGCTTTTACAGATCTGTCTTCCAACACTGCTGGTAGATACTTTTCGAAAGCATTTTTCAAACGGTTAGTTTGAACGCTTTCAAGTAAATTACGCATGACTTCTTGCTTTTCCCGGTTTAAGGGACGTAGCAATTCATCCATTGTGCTTTCACGCTCATTGGATTCACGAATCATGTATAACTCACGCTCTTTTGACTCAATCAAAACTTTTGCATTTTGAGAAAGTTTAATGGCTTCCGCCAACTTACGGTCTTTGTGGCTCAGCAAGTCATAGAGTTTGCGTACTTCTGCCTTCTCATTGAGATGGGTAGCACCAAATTCTGTTGCATAAGCTTCAAAGATTCTGCGACCAAAATTGTTCTCGCGAGCAATCTTGATATCTTCTTGTAGCTGATTTAACTCAGACTTTAGATGACTGCTAACAGCTTGACTCATTTTACTTGCACTTTCTTTGATGAAACGTGCTTTCAATTGTTCAAGTTTGCCACGTGCTTCACGAACCAGACGCACTTTTGTTTCTACAACATCGCGTTTGTCTTTTGCAAATTCAGTGATTTCACGGGCCAATGCTTGTACCACAAAGTTTTCCAACTTGGCAACACCTTCGGTATGCATTTTACGGTCACGGCGCAATTCGCCGATTTCTTCTGCCAATTTGGTTACTAAAAAGCCGTTGAACTTAGTAGCACTTTCTTTCATCTTGGTTTGGAAACGCACACGATCTTCCGCCAGTGCTTGCTTTTCAGCAGCCACTTGCGCAATTTCTGTACTGAGACCTTCTGTTATCATTTTATCTAGAGCTTCTACCATTACTGTCTTGTCATGCTCGTAGCGTTGTGCAAACTCTTCTCTGAGTTCCGCACGTACCTGTTCACGGGCTTCGTTTAGTTTTCCTTCCCAAGCTTCGTTGAGTTCTTGACTAACGTCTTCGTTAATTAGGCCACTATCAAGCAGGGGTTTAATTGCATCAAACATGCCTGGTTCTCCTTAGATTTTGAGATCCCGAATGAGTCTTTTAACTTCATTCTTTAGGTATCTCTGCACTTTGTCGCTCTCGCCAGATTCCCTTGCCATCTCCAAGATTTTATGACCGTGCTTCATGTTCATGAGCCCTTCATAAATTGCTGTTGGATAAGCATTTGGTGCGCTGGGTTGTGCAACCACATCTATAGTGACTATTTCAAAGTCACTTACATGTCCTGTTCTGTCGTCAACGTTGCCGCTGCCACGACTGCTGACACCCAGCTTCACGCCAGATGTCAACAAAGATTTAACCAATTCTCCCATGGGAGTTGGCAATATTTTCAACTTACCGCAACCAGCATGTCCGTCCATCCACATGCCTTCCACAGTGTGGCACACACGATCCAAGTTGATTTTTAAGTCATCTGGATGGTCCACTTCACCTAACACGGAATTACCGTCACGGATTTGTTCGTTGATTGTTTCTACTGCTTTGAGAATTTCATGACGAGGATAAATTCTCTCGTTGGCGTTTTTCTTGTCACCTTCGATGCAGATACCTTTGAGGTAGAGATTTTTACCTCTGCCGCTGGCATCGTCTTCAGTTATGACTTCGATGCGAGCTTGAGTAAAGGTAAGATCTTCTCTTAGGTATTTGGATGCCATTTAA